CATCCTTTGTCTCATAATGGTAATGGTGTGTCATCCAGGTCAATGGTGAATGTCATATCATCTGTATCATCCCCACCAATGGCCTGTGTGCCATCAACATCCCTGTATGCCCTGGTATCAAGAGGCTCAACAGTGTCACCATCTGTGATGTCATACAGGGTCTGGAACTGATATGCATAGACCAATACAGCCTTGTTGTAATCCACAAGGCCATGGTTGGTGAATACAGTCCTAAAATCACTGTCACCACTCAGGCCAGAACTAAAGAAAGCCCCATAGACTGATTTGAGGATTGGCAGCAGCAGGTCATGCCTTGCAATATCAACTGCATCTGTTGCAGCAATATCCTTAGTGGTATTGATGAATAAAAAGACCTCAAAGCCATCAATGACCCTCTGCCTCATCTCAGTTCCAGTGGGCAAACTTGCATCAGAATCATTCTTGGTATTTCTATCCTTTGACACCTGAGCATCAGACATAACCACAAATGCCCATATGTCAGATAGATTCTGCTTTGTGTACTGATCCATGGCCCTCTTTAGGGTGATGCTGCCTGCCACCCTTACCCTGGCATTAACTGTGCCCCCTGAATAGTTGGCAGCAAGGAAAGTGCCATCAATAGTGAACTCAGTGGAGGTTGTCACAGTGACCCTCTGTCTGCCATTTACACCATCAGACCTGATTTCCTGCAGTATCTCATTGCCATTCAGGACAGGCAGTGTATTGACTGACTGTACCTTGAATGATCTCCTGTTAGGCACATCAACCAATGAAAAGCTATCATTCCAGGCAGAGTCAGTGAAACCATCAAGTGTGACATTCTCATGATCAGGGCTGTCTAAGGTCAGGTCATGGTCAGTGCCCGTTGTGAATGTGAATATAAGACCATCCTGAGACACCCCTATGATTGGGGTATTTGTGCCCACATTTGCAAGCACCACTGCATCACCAGTTTCCAGGCCATGCACTTTGGATGTGTCTATGGTAGCCACACTTGCTGTTGCCACAATACCAGATATATCCAACACATCACCCAATAGACCTGTGTACTTTGGTAACAGTAACTGAAGCTGCTTTGTCACATCAGCAAGTTTCATTTAAGCATCCTCTTTGGGTTAAGATTTTTCCTGAATATATCCCTGACATCCCTCTGTTTTTCTTTGACGGTTCTAATTACATATGGCCTTGGATGCATGTTTCTAGTGCCATCCTCAAGGTAGACAGCATATGGGGCAGTAGCACCAAACTCACACTGAAAATCACCCCTCACAGTATACCTCATGCCCTTTGTAAGTCTGCTATTTGGCCTTGCTGCAGGTGGCTCACCAGGAGCACTGGCCCTGTGGTCACCATAGAGCCTGCCTGTTCTTTCACCAGTCCTGACCATATTACGCATATGCTTGACGCTTTCAGAGCCTATTTCATACAAAGACCCCCTGATGGCCCTTGAGGTTGCCCTTGGCATCTTGTCTATAGTGACAAAGGTGTGCTCATTTCTTTTATCTGACTTGATGCGTATGCTCACTTATTAGCCTCCAATTCCCTGTCACCAAGCAGTTTGCAGTACAGCTGAAGCTCTATGTTTCTCTCTTCAGGGTTGACTATCCTTTGAATATTATAATTGTTGCCTTTATAGTCCACCCTATGCTCAGATGTGATCCCCTCCCTGTACCTGATGGTGAACACATGTGTACTTGATAGAACTATGCCACCACCTGTGCCTTCATTGACACCATCAAATATCTTCTTGCCACTGATGTTGGTGACCACCTTGGCCCATGGGTTGGCAATTGTTTTGTAATCCTCCTTGAACTTTGCAGGGTTATCAAAGCCAGGTGACCCAGTAGACCTCTGCCTGATGAGGATTTTTTCACGCATATCCCCCACAGGTGTCTTTCTGAGTGGCCTTTTGTTAACCTTCAGCTTTGACATTATCCTCCAAAAGTGTTCTTTATCCTGTATGACTGCAAGATTATCATTGAGACACTTGGCAGCTTGAAATCAACAGGTGTCTCATCATCAGGGCCAACATCACCCCTGTTCTCATACCAGAAAAGCACAGCCTGCTTGATGGCAAGCTTAATGTCTTCAGGCACAGCAGCAGGTGCCCCATATCCAGCCACAAATGTGGCCTGCAAGGGATAGGCTACCACATCAGCAGTGTCCAGGGACTCAGTAAATAGCAACCTTGCATATGATGGGGTGTCCTTGGTCAAGACATCTGAAATAGCCACAGGACTGCCACCTGACTCAATTGTGATGCTTGTCAGGCTCTTAAATGGCCCCCTTCTAAGCTCAATGAAGGGATAAGTTTCAAACCTGGTTGCCTGGAGGCAATCAAACTCACCAAGGAATGTCCTCTCAATAAAGACTCTATTGGTGTATTTCTCAACCTGCAGGGTTGCAGCACTGATGAGGGCTGTGATTAAACCCTCATCAGTGCTGTTCTGATCTACCCTGCAAAATTCCAGTGCCTCATTGGTGTCAACAGGCTCTTCAGTGGCAGCAATAGTTATGGCATACCTATCCCTGCCCATTGTCATCCTTCTTGAAAGCTGCCTCAACAATGGCCTCAATGATGCCATCCACGGTTTTCCGCTTATCAGCATCAAAACCATAACGCTCCTTGCCTATGGCCTCAAGAGCTGCTTTGGCCTTCTGCTCACTACCCATTGGGCCATCCATCTGCTCAAGGGCAATGCCCTCAAGCTCAGCCTTCAGGGTTTCAGGGGTGGCTTCAGGGGTGGCACTCAGTCCATCCCCCTCACCCTCAGTGCTGTCACCCGTGTTGTCCTCAGAAGTGCCTGTATTATCAGCACTTTCATCAGTGTCTACACCAGAATTGACCTGCTCAGTGTCCTTCTCTTTGTCCACCTCTTTGGCACAGCCAAGCTCAATGAGCCTATTGGCAACATGGTCTGACAGGTCATCCCTTGTCTCACCCTTGACAACCTTCACAATAGGGAGGCTTGGTGCACTGTCTGCTATGTCAATGCTCTTTGTAATCTCAACCTTCATGACAAATCTCCTTTGTTTTTGGGTGGGGAGGGGGCCAAGGAGTAACCCCCTTCAGCCCCCACCCAAACCTTATTTTACTGTGGAGTCGGAATCAACTCAGCATCCTTGAGGCAAATTACGCTTATGAATGCGCCCGTTGTGACACCTGTTGACACAACAGATGCACGCACATAACGCTTTGTGCCGATTACGCCCTCTCTCTCATAAGCTGCACCGTCTGCTATTGCAGCACCTATTGAAGGGAGTGTGCCATATACGAGCTGGTCAGCAGCAACATCTGCTGCATCGGACAGCCCTGAATCATCGCCATCCTCAATCTTCAGAGTGTACGTGCCGTCAGTCCACCCTGTTGCAGCCAATGCGAAATACACGCCAGCATCATAATCTGCTGTATCGAATATCGCGCCTGCGGTAGTGGTATTTGAAGTTATCTCAGCCTCAAGTGCAAGCCTTGTCTCCTGATGAGTCACATGTTCTCTTGTTGGCATCTTTATGTCCTCCGTTATTTATTGTTTTTTATTGCTACTTATGCTTCTACCTTCTGAATCTTGCCAGCCTCAAAGTTCGTCACAGCCCCACCAGTGCGCTTGGTGGTGTAGAACTTGACGTAAGGCTTGGAAGTGTAAGGGTCACGCAGCACACGGATGCCGAACCTGTCAACAATAGTGTAGAACTCGTTGAAGTCAGCATACACAACTGACAGGGCATCAGCTGCAACAGTAGGCATGTCATCCATGAGGACAACGGGCTTACCAAGCAGTATCTTGTCAGCACCCTCAGCAAGTACCCTGGGATTCAGAAGATACCTGCCCTGGACATCCTTCAGGATCATGATGGCCCCAAAGGTGGCACGCTTCATGCCCCAGTTGGCATTCATGTCATACTCCTGAATGAGGGCATTCTGCAGGGCTATGAGACCATCTGCTGTCAACAGAGCGGCATTGCCAGAGCTGATCTGCTCAATGGCATCACGCTCATATGTGGCTGCAACTGCCCAGGCAGGGTAGGAAAGGAACCCTTTGGGCTTCTTGGAACCATCACCCACCACAAAGGAGGTGTTTTCTAGCCTACCAAGCCTGTTGGAAACCTTACTGGTGAGCCAGCTTTCAATGTCAAATCCAGCATCATCAATCATCTTCTGTGTGGCCCTGGGCTGTGCAAACAGCTCATGAATGGGTATCTTGATGAGGCCAATCTGAGGGGTATCAGTGTCTGCCCTGCTCTGAGTCTCACCAACCCACCCTGCACTTGCCTCATCATCATCAAGTACCATCTCAAACATGTCTGAGGTGGTTGTCTGGACAGAGGCAACGCCTCTGAGAGGGGATGTCTCAAAGATACGGGTGGAAATCTTGCTTGACCTGTCTGTGGTGATATAATATCCACCATCAGGCCCAACACCTGCCACCAGGTCTTTGGTGTATGACTCCATCTTAGACTCATCAACGCCAATGAGGGTCTTCTCGGCATGGATACGGCAGACCCTCTCAACAACATCAGCATCAATCTCCATGCCCTTGCGCATGTAGGCAGTGACGGCATCCCTGTACTCCTTGGCCTCAAAGTCATCAGGCTTGCCTCTGCCACCACTCTTGGCAACAATTGCCTCAAGCTCTTTGATCCTTTCCTTGACCTCAGCCTCTTCAGCTGTCCTTTTCTGCTCTGCCTCCTGAATGTCCAGAAGCCCCTTGGTAGCAGCCTCAGTTGCCTCATTGATCTTTTTCAGGTCAAGACCATCAAGCTCACCAACTGCCTTGTCAGCAGTGTCCTGGGCGGTCTTGATAGCTTTCCCTATCTCATCCAACTTTTCCATTACGTCCTTTGTCTCTGGCATGTTAATGTTCCTCCGTTTTGATTGATTTTGTTGTCTCATCCAGCTTTTCAAGCACTTTGTCCCAGTCAATGTCACCCTCACGGTGGGAATCTTTTACTGCCTCTCGCAGGTCAGATTCCTTTATGACCCTTACAAGTGCCTTGGCAATGTTGCCTGAAAAACTGACACCCTTTTTAAGTAGTCCCTCAAGTGTCCTCTCATTAATGCCCTTTAAAGCTTCAAGCCTGAAAGCCTTTGGGCTTGTATCACTCTTTATGTAATCAGCTGCCTCTGCCTTGATGCATCCACAGCCTTCTGCACTTCGCTGCTCTCCATATTCACAGCCATCACGCTCAGCAGCAGCACGAATAGTACCCACCCCCACATTAAGAGCACGTGCGATTCCCTGAAGACGGTTAAGGGGAGGACAATCTATATCCCCACTGACAATACTGCCAACCGTATTCTCTGAGATACCAGCTGCACTTGCCATACGGGAAATAATATCTGCCCTTGCAGTGTCATCATCTGTGGCTTCTCTGATAAGCCTTCTCAGTAAAGCACCAAGATTACTGCCTTTAGTTTCAATCTCTTCCCAATATTTTTTCATCTTTGAACCCTCCGTTAATGGACTTTCTAAGTCCATTTTTGCATAATATCTGTTTATATGTCTGATTACATTAGGGCGGCCTGTCTCTGGAATGTCAACACCACCCCTGGCCCCACTCATGGCCCCTGCTGCTGCAAATATTCCACGGGGTATGGCTGTCAGCCTCCCACCTACAATGTCAGTGAATGGAAGTTTGTATGATGCAAAGTCCTCTGGATTCTCTGATTCATACCAGAAAAAACAGTCCCTGTACCTCCGCTGTATAGCAGGTGTATCAAGTCCATCCTCTGCACCTGCCCACTCTCTGACACGGGTCTTGGCTGCATTTGCATCCCACTCTCTATCTTGTGCTGCCAGGGGGAGGTCTTGGAATGTGGTGGCTGCTTTCATGGCAAGAACATTTGCCCTCTCATTGGCAGGTATGGTCACAAGTGACACCTCCCACAGGTCAACTCTCTTGATGAACCTAATGCCTTCCTTGATTTCAACATCTTTATCCCAATCAGGAATATTGAAACCAATAGACATGTCAGTAACACTGCCTATTTTCATCTGAGGGATGACACGCCCCTTGACAAAGGTATCCTCTTTGGGCAGTTTGCCCTTGACAAACAAGCCTATGTGATCCTCATGGGCAGCAATATATATCCCAATTGGCTCATCCTGATTGTGTTGCCATATAAGTTTGGGCATCCTCTTGCCAAGTGAGTCAGTAAATGCCCCCCTCACCATCACATCCTCATGAAGGTCTACATTGTCAAAGGTTGACCCATAACCCTCAAAGAAGAAAAAGTGTTCATCCTCACTGAGTGCCTTGACCTCAAATGACACTGTTTTCCTTAGCATCTCCATCTCATCACCTCACTATATTCTGTATATGCTTGAACATCTGCAATTTGCTGTATTTTGAGGGGTAGCTCCAAGCCCTGAATCACCTGGATACCTCAGCTTTTCACCACCCACATCAAATGGCTCATGCAATAGCCTGATTTGGCCTCTAGCACCTCCAAGCCCATGAGTAGCCCTGACTTTTTTATCTCCAACATCCTGCCATATCTTGGTGGTGGTTGACACCACTATAGCCCCACCCAATGCAAGGATTGGATCAATATCAGAAAGGCTATAAGCCTCCATGTTCTTGGCATTCTCAGCTGCACTCTGAGTCTCGGTCATCACTATTGAGCCTACCCTGCCTGACATTGAACGGGCAAGAATTGCCTTGGATGTAGCAGCCATTGATCTGTCATCCAGGCTTTCACCATCCTCAAGTAGGGATTCACGGGCCTGCCTCATGGCATCTGCCACATTATTATTGCTTGTGACTGTAATAAACTCAGCCTGCCTGGGGGCTTGCTGTGTTGCCCATCCAAGCAGAGCACCTGCAAGCAGTTCCTCAGAGGTAGGGGCTTCCCCCTCTACCACCTGCTTGATATACCAAGGGGTGAGTGCTTTCTTTTGGAAAGTTGCCACACTGCCCTTGAAAGCTGCCTGAGTGAGTTGATAATGCTCAAACAGCATGTCTGCCCATGCACTCTGAAACGCTTTAGCATTAAGGGGCATGCCAGTGGTGGCAACTGACCTGGTATGGGCATTGACCATGCGCTTGAACAGAGCATTGACCTTTGGGCGCAACTCAGCCTCAAGCCTCATCTTGGCTCTAAGGTCTTTGGCTACCTGCTCAGCGATTGTTGCCATTATTAATCAATCCTTTTCCAATTTATTAAAAGTTCCCTCTGATTCTTACAAAAGTCTCTATTAGAATTAGGCTCAGTGACTTCCCTGATCTCTATGTTTACATGCTCATTAATTAACACGCTTATAAATGATATGCCTGTTTCATGACCATAGCAATGTGTTCTAGTAATTAAGCCACATTCATTTAACGCCTTTAAGAGTGCCACTCTTTTTCTATCAGCCACAAACTCACCTGTGCCAAAATCAACTATTTCTTGTTCCTCAGTTAATTCATGGTGGTGATTACAGTTTTTGCCATATGTCTTCCCCTGATATGGGTTATTTGGAAACCCAGTCAATATCACAAGGTCATGAAAATCACACTCAGTGCAGTCAACACTTGGCACAACCTGCCCACACTCATCAACTGAGTGGTCTTCAAGGTCACCCCACTCCTTGCACTGAGGGCATTGCAGCTTCAATACCTGCTTGCCATCACGGTTTATGAATGCCCATTTATCAGTAGTCATCTCATGACCTTCCTGTTCATATGAGGCTTCTTGTGCTTGACAGGGGCCAACCTGGCATGATGCACCTCTCTGGCCTGCCTAACATGTTTGCTGTCCTCATGTAAGGCTGATTCCCTCATCATACTTTCAAGCCTCTCTATTTCCTTTGCCTCTACCTCAAGCTCTTCGGCTGATTTCACAGGCATTGTATTGTGGTTTGTGGGATAAAATGTAGCACCTGTACTATATAACGAGCCACCACATTGAGTAGCAGTGGTATCATCGTTATTGTATATGCTATATGTCCTTATTCCACCTGGTGCCATTAGTCCCCCGTATCTCCATTACCTGATTCGCCTTGGTCATGCTCTTCAGGTGGTGCAGGCCATTTTATCTTATGATGAGTGCCACATCTCGGACATGTAAAATCTGCAATGTTGCCATTATTACATATGCATCCGAATAACTTACATCTTAATTTTTTCATTATGCATCTCCTGTCATAATGGCATTGAATATCATGCCCTCGGTAACCTGCACTAACTTGCCCTCATAATGCATGATTCCTTTGACATCCTTGGTGCTCCATGTCATGGTGTAGTCTGCCCTGAAGGGCAGGTCAGTTAGCTGCAGGATGTCTGCATATGAAGCCATGAACATGTCAGTCTTCACCTCAACACCATTGACAATGATGGTCTTCATTGCCCCCACAGCAGAAGATGCAAGCGTGTTGATTTCCTCCTTAGCCTTGACATTCAGGTCAACCCACTTGACAGTAATGCTGCCATCTGCCTGACTAGAGCACATTGCCATGTACTCAGGAGTAGCTTCATTTTCGCTCAACTCCCTGAAATGAGGACTCCAAGCTAAATATTCTATTATGTGACTATGGAATATGTGCTCTGCCCGTGTAACCACCAACCCTTCAAATATCTTGCTAACATCTTCAGGGTTATTCTCAATCAGTGCCACTGATACTTCAAACTTGCCATGTCTCCTTGTCAACATAGTGCATCCTCCTTGGTTTGTGTTGCATTCCTAATCATCCTCTTCCCCCTCAAGCCCTGTGCCAGGCTTTGGCTCATCCTCAGTGAACAGTTCCTCACCAACAGGCACAAGGTTGGCAGCCTTGTAGTGTATTTCTCCACCCTTATAAGACTCCCTGTTCACAAGCAATTCTCTCAGCTCGTTGTCAGTCTCAATGCCCACCTTGGCCCTCTGCTCAAGCTCATCAAGCTGTCTCTGCTTGAGTGCCTGGATAGACTCTTTATTGTATGTGATCTGCATCTTGGTAGGATCAATGCCATACCTGGGCAGCAGAAACTTGGACAGACCACCAAATATCTTGTCAGCAGTAGGCAGCACAGCCATGTCATAGAAAAACTCAATAGCTGTCTTCATATTGTTGAATGTAGATGCCTTGAGGGTCACCATGGGAAGTGGAATCTTGTACCTCAGATATATGGACTGGTTGGCAAAATCCTGAAGCTTTGCATAATCCATATCCTTGTTGGTGATGCCCATTTCCTTAATGTCAGAAAGGTCAGCGTTAGCCATGGTAGCAATTGCACCTGCATTCTCTGGCCCTGTCAGCTGTTCCTTCATTTTCAGCAGTCCTTCTTGCTGCTCATCATCAGTGCCACCTACCTCTTTGAAGACAACAAGCAATGACAGCTTAGCACCATTCTTGAGCAATGACAGGTTATGAGTTGCGCCTGCAAGGAGTTGCTTTGCCTCAAGTGATGCTGCCTGCAAGGGACTGTCACCATTTATCTGCACATTCCTTGAGGAAAAGCCCATGATGTGATAAAGCTCTTTCAGGTTATTCTCATAGAACCTGACAGCCCTCCTGATTTCCTGCCTTGTAAAGTTACCCTTCAGGACACCTTGGCTGACATTGTAGCTCAATGGATATGTAACTTCTGCTTGCTGAGTGGTCAAGTTCTGAGGGGCAACGGGCCACAGCTCAACTGGTGGCCTCTTGACACTGCCAGATGCTGTGATATAGACATCATGTGTAATCAGGTAATACCTTGATATGGCTCCTGCAAAGTCCATCCAGGTGTCAAAGCCATTGGGATTCTTGAGCAGGTCTAGAACCTCATGATCATTGATGAGTGTGCCATCCTCTGCCTTGAGCACAGGGACTATCTGCTCAAAGGCATCTGCTATCAGGTCAACAGATGTGGCAATGGCAGAGCTTGTCTGGTAAAACTTCATAGCCTTGACATTGCTCAGGTGACCACCATAGCCAAACATGTATTCAGCAAGAGAGCCAGTAGGCAGCGGGATAGTCACTGATTTCCTCTGTGTCACAGGCTCATCTTTAGTCCAAGGCCATTTCATACCACAATTACCTTTGCCTTCCTGTGCCTCACATCCTCAAGCGCATAACGTACTGGGTCAATGATGTGGTTATTGTTATCAATCAGGATAGGGGTAACATTGTCTGTCAGAGGGTCTACCTTGTATGAGTAATGGGTGAACTCATCAATGGTGTGCTTGCACCTTGGATGGATAATCACATCATAGTTCTTGATGAACTCAACACCCTCAACAATACTGTCCTTACCCTTCTTACTGCCCTTAATCCTAAAGCCCTTCTTTTTCAGGTAGTCAATGGTATCTGGCCTGGCACTGTCAGCTACAATCATCCAATCCCTGCTATCTGGCACTGTGTCATAGAAAGCAGGCAGGTCTTCAATACCCACCCCCACAGCATATGCCTCATGGTCAATCCATATCTGCCTTCTCTCATGATTGACAGCAAGCCTGACTAGAGTGGATGGGTCAACACTGAATCCAAAGTCAGCACCAAAGTGCAGAAGGGTATCATCAGGCAACTCAAAGCTTTCCACCCTAAACTTGCCATGGAATACCTGGGCCTCACTGTTGATATTTGGCTCACCAAGCCACACATGATTGTACTTGTTGATGTCCCTGGTGATCACGTCGGCAATCCACAGCATCTTGCCGCCCCGTTCGTCCCAGTGCTTCTTCAAGTTGAAGCGCTTGAAGTTATGATTCTTGAGGACGATCGCATTGATCCCCTTATCTTCACAGAGCTTCAGCGTCTTCAAGATTCTTTCTTCAGTGTTGTAGCGGGTCGCCAGAGCGTTTACGTATCCCAGGTCCCTTGCATGCATATTCATGCTGATCAGATTGCTGCCGCT